AGTGCTTCAAGAAGGAACTCAAGTCTACGACCCGTTCACCGGAACAGTGACGCAGTATGGAGCTGTGCCCTACCTTAGACTTCATGTGTTTGCAGCGGGAGGTGATGACATTCACTTTGGATATCTGGTTTCACCACCAGACACGTATTCATTGGAAACTGTTGTTGCCCCCCCCGCGGATGCATTGAATAGTGAGAGAAGTCAAGCTAGACTTGCGAAACATCGCGCATGTTTGGCCAAAGCCACTCAAGCTTTTCAGGAAGCTTATCGGATGTAATTGCCTTAATCAGCCGTTACATGACTAATAACGTATCTGGGATCGTAACCCGTTAGCGAGGAAAAGGACAGAGTAGTTGAAACGAAAATTGGACCGAACTTAGGTAGCCGAACCGAGCGTGTTGCAAGGAATTGCTGCGATATGATTCGAAAGATGATCGCGAAGTCTTGTAGACACTAGTAGTAGGCGTGCTGGGAGTCAGCAATCCTAATTATCTCTATGCACTTGTACCCCTAACGGCATCAAGTGTAGCATTTTTGTTCTTGCCGAAAGGTTAAGAAACCTTGCGCCCTTGCTCACCCAGTTAACATAACTATTGGGAAGTAAGTAAGCGATCAACGTATCAAACATGGAACCAAACACAAACCCCTTTGAAATGGACGATGTAGAGATGGAACCAACAGTCAGACCAACTGAAATCCCGGAAGAAATTCTGGAGCCGCTGCGCCAAGTAGCACTGCCCACCGACAACGGGGAGTATACAGTGAAAGACATCGAAGCAGTGAAGTTGTGGTTGGCCGACCAAAAATTAGATCGAGGATTTCGGCGGAAGATGAAGAACTTCTTTAGCGGAATTTACGATGTGGGAGCGTGGATCGCTCGGACACCGCGTCGCGCGATGAACAACGCAATCAAAGCGTTTGTCGATTACTCTTCACCAACAGGAGGGTTGCTCTTTCGGGCTCTTGACACTCTGGGAGAGTGGCAGGAAGCTTTAGAGCATACATTCGACAAAGGCGTTGCCGCGTTCGTCACGGACATGGTTTTCGATGCGACTTGTCTCGCAGCACATTTGGCAACAAGTGACTGGCGAGGAAAGATCTTCTCACTCGTGGAGTTCGTGTGGAGACAGTTTGGACCCATTCTGAAGAAACCCATCACCGAGGTGTGGCAAACATACGTGTGGCCCCTCATCTCAAAGCTATTAGGAAAGAATGTGCGATCACCAGACGGAGCTCGCGCTGACGCCATGGACGTCGAGTCCACGGGCACAGCGCTCGCTACGTCAGCAGCCGTTGTTGGCTGCTTAATAGCTGGAAAGAAAGTGGTGGACAACAGAGGAGTGAGTTCACTCGTTACCTCCTGGGGCAACCTGGGGCGTGACGTGTCGAACGTTCAACGCGGAAGTACAACGATAGTGAACTTGTGTTCAAAGTTCGTGGAGTGGGTAAAGGATGCGATCCTCTACTTCTGGCCTGGCGCAAAGCTGGGACTGGGAGTCGATGGAGAGTTCAAGAAAGTTGGAATCAACATCTCTGACTTTATTGACCTTCATAAGGAATTTGCAGACTTGACCGCTAGAAAACAGAAGGCCACGGACTTTCACACGTTTCCAAAACTCGTGGAAGCAACAAGGCTCGGGAGTCAAATCACTCACGCAATCGTCAGTAACAAAGTGACGATATCAGCCTCCGTAAGATCGGAGCTTATGCTGATGAGGAAAGACATCACGGAAGCAGTGAAGTACTTCGAGAAGTACACGATTTCACCACCTAACCGGCGCTGCCCCATGCATATCCAATTCGTTGGTGAGCCTGGGTGCGGTAAAAGTGAGTTGATGACTCGTGTGGCGATGGAGATCCCAATGCTCTGTACTGAGTTCGGGAACGGCAAAGTGACGCCAGAGGGAGAGGAAGACTTTACATTCCACGATGACGGAACTCCCAAAGTGTGGACCAAAGGAGGAGGCTGCAAGCACGACGATGGTTACAATTCGGAACTGAAGGTCATGACTTGGGATGACGTGTTTGCTGGGAAAGGAACTGGCTTGGACGAATCAGACGGAGTTTGGCTCATACGAACAGTGAGCTCGATGGCGTGTCCCCTCTCGATGGCTGACATCAGTGACAAAGGCATGGAGTTTAGATCACTCCTCATGGTGACTTCCACGAACGAAGCTTACCCCAAGTTTACAGAACTTCGAAACGACATAGCAGTGTGGCGACGAAGAAACATCCTTATTGAGGCGGAGAAGTGTGGCAAGTTGAACGTGTTGGTGCCCGCACCAGCAGTGAGCCCTGCCGCCCCTTACGCCCCGATTCGGAGTTTTGCAAACTTGGACGAAGCTTTACCGTGGCTGGCCAAGCAAACTTACGATTTTCTCCAACTCCCTTTATTGGGTGGGACGAGATTGACGCTGAATGCTAGGAAAGCCATGGTGGAAGCCATGCATGCAGATGCCTATGACGAACCTGTGCAGAGACACTTCTGGGAAGAGGTACCACATGTGGTGGCCCCCCCGGCTGGAGCGTTGGAGGTCGTGGACATCGAAGAGGCAGTAGAACAGAACGCCAGAGGAGGTGATCATGCACGCCGGTGCCCGTGTTGTGCAGGAGCTTTTTGTCAATTGGGGCAACCCGAAGAAGACTCATGGCGCCAGTGCTGCATGGAGATTGGAGAAACGGAGTTTGACCCAGTTCTCGAGGCAGAATTGATTGCGACCAACATGTGGATCTGCCATCGACGAGGAGTGCTGTACTACGGCGACTACACCGAAGGAATCCGAGCGAACCCAACAACGATACTCGGAAAGATGAACGACGGTATACTCAACTTCGATACCATAACTCGCAGGATGTTGATGATCCCGGGAGAGTTCAATGACATGCTGCACGAGATGTCCTACCTCATGCCTAACGAGATCAGGCAACACTTTATTGAGGGAACGGACGTCGCCGCAGTGTGGAACTGGTCAGTCGACATACGTATCGAGAATTGGGTGGCTTTCTTTGGCGCTGGGAGCGCGGAGGACCTGCCTGATTACGATCATGTTCTGCGAGCGGACAACCAAGACGAGGAAGTGGAACCGGAGAACGCATGTGAGAAGTTGGATAGGTGGCACGACAACAGATGGAATGGGTTTTGTAACTTCGTCCACGCAGCTTACCAGTGGTGCGAAAACAAAACCGCTGCGGGCTGGGCCAAGATGAAGGAGCATTGCGCTTTCTTCTCAACCCTGAACATACAGTTGCTCTGCAACTTCCTCTCGTTGGGGTGCTACATTTTCTTGCTCTCTCTTACCATCATGTGTGCAATGGGATTGGCTAACAAAACGCTTGTGACATTGACAGGAGCAGCGGATTTCTTCTACGCGGACGCCCACAACGGACCATCGGGCGGAGATGCTCGAACGGCTAGGTTAGCCCGGATGAGGTTGTATAAAGCTAGGTCGGATGCGCTAGATGTAGCGATCACCCAGTTTACTACCCATATGACCAAAGAAGGGTTTCCCGAAGTCGCGGACAAAATGGAGGAAATGCTGAGGAAGAAGGCTGCAAAGCTCGACGCCTCGGCAGAGTACGACACGCTGTCAGAGCGTTTCCTGGAGAAGAACATGGTGCTGTTCGAACACGAGGAAGAAGGGAGGATGAAAGTGATTCAGGGCTTGGCTCTGAAAGGAAATCTCGTCCTGACCCTGTGGCACTATGCACGGCGGTTTGCGAAAGAAGAAAGAGAAGTAACATTCACATACCGAGCTCAGAAGTTTGAAGTGCGGATTGGACCAAACGACATCATGAGGTGCAAGAACCTCGATGGGACTTTCTCACCTGACCTGGCTATCATAGCCATGGACGCGAAGGTGGGCCAGTTCCAAGACATCGTGTCCAAGAGGCACTTCGTGCTTGAAGAAGAACATCAAGAGCTCGATGGAATGACGACTGAGATGCCTTCCCGTAGGAGTGACGACCGAAACGTCCCCTACCTCCACCACTTTAAGGTCAGACAACAGACCAAAGTGAAGTACAGTGAGACTGTGACCATCAACGGTCGGAGCCAGGAAGTTGATTACGTTCTACCTGTGGCGTATACATACGGCATCGAAGCCAAAGCAGGATTTTGTGGTGCACCTCTGGTGAAAACTGGAGCCATCACTCACGGCAGCATATTCGGAATGCATGTCGCGAAAGACACCCGCGGAATGAGTTCAGCCATTCCGTTGAGCGAAGAGCTCGTTGCTTACAACGTACAACGAGCCACAGCTGAACTAAGAGCCAACTTGTTTGATGACACACCCGACTGGTACGATGGTGTAGTACTTGGGACTCCTACTCAGGAGTTTTCCGAGTACAACGTACTGGATAAAACCCTCACGGTATACCCCGAGGGTAATATGCAGTACGTGGCGACACTCAAACCTGGGTGGGTAGAGAGAGTGTGTAATAAGACCGACATTATACCCTCGCCCATTCAGGGAGTGTTTCCCATCGTCACCCAGCTGAGTGTGAAATCGAAACATGACCCAAGGCTCTCCGAAGATCGACGTAACGATCCCGACTACACCCCCCTCAACGAAGGAGCGAAGAAGTACGCGGTTCCCACAAAACCGTTTAACAGACGCGCTCTGGAGTTGGCGACCAGGTTCTTCATATCCGTGTTGAGCATGATTCGCCCTGTGGGGGGAGCAGCCAGGAAGCTCACTTTGAGCGAGGCAATAAACGGCGTCCCTGCTTGGGGATACACCAGATTAAACATGCTAACATCAGCAGGCTGGCCCCACAAGAGACTCCGCAACCCCAACTTCGGAACAAAAGGAAAGAGGTTTCTGTTTGAAGCTACCAACAACGAACAGGACCCAGAAAAGATAACATACAAGATTCGCGACCCTCAACTACAGAAGGATGTGGACGAGTACCAGGACAATCTCAACCAAAAGAAGAGAACGTTTACGGTGACATACTCGAACCTGAAAGATGAACGAAGAGGGCTTGCAAAGATTACCAACGGTGCAACCAGACTTTTTGACTGCATGTCGTTGCCCAATACGCTGATGGTGCGCAAGTACTTTGGCCATTGGGTGGCAACAATGAACGCCGCGTGTACCTCCGGGTATGCCGCCGTCGGGATCGACCCTGAGAGTCCAGACTGGAGTGCTCTTTACAGGAGGCTTAACCGCTACAACGGGAGAGTCATCGCTGGAGACTACAAGGAATGGGACGGAAGGTTAGACCCTGACGTGATGATGCGAGCAGTTGAAGGGATCAATGCGTGGTACAGAGTTCACGGAAGCGAGGACTATTCCCCATTAGACGACATTGCGCGCCAGATCTTAATCATGGATGTTATCAGAACGTATACAATATACGGCAATACGGTGGTATACAAAGATCAAGGACTTCCCTCTGGAATGGCGATTACTGCGGATTTTAACTGCGCTAACAACTTTCTGTATCTTCTGACTGCCTTCTACTCCCTAAGACCAAAGGGATGTGAAGACGGGCCAGAAGATATGGAACTTTCGCTATACGGAGACGATCACTTGGTGGCGCCCGCGGAAAGGATTCAGGCCTGGTTCAACTTCAATACACTACGGAGTTACTTCGCCAAACACGGGATCGTTTACACGGACGCCATGAAGAGAGGGGGAGATATCCCAGATACGATGGCTCTGGCTGATGAGGCGACATTCCTCAAACGAATGTTTTCTCCTCACCCAGAGTTTCCGGATCGTATTAGGGCGCCAATCGAGCAACAGACTATTGAGGAACTAGCCAACTGGATCCGAAAGACGCTGCGGCCCGAGGACGCCCTAATGGGAAATCTCGCTGATGTCCAGAGATTTGCTTACCACCATGGAAGGTTATATTATCAGAAGACAGTAGACAGAGTTAACAACGCTTTACAGGCGCTGCGAGGCCGGACGAACGAGGAATTGCGAATCCACCTACTAAAAGAGGACTTCGAGGAGATGGACGAGCGGTGGCTCGCGAAATTCTAAGAGGATTTAAAACAAACAAAATTTATTCAAAATTTCAAAATTTTAAGACAAATGTCCTCTCGGGGTCATTTCTGGGTTTCTTTGTAATTCTTCCCAGATGCATCATATAAGATGTTTGTCGCGAATTCCAGTTTAAATAGAGTTTATTAAATTCAGGTTTTCTCTCGCGTAATATAAAATCGG